CTGTTAAGAACGGTTTGGTAGCTTCAAGTATATCTTCAGCTGACCTAAAATAATACTTACCAAAAGAATTAAATCTAGATTTTTTAGATTTAAATTTAGTTTGTATTATTGCTAATTTTTGGTTTAATTCTTTCATAATTTTGGTCTTTGGTCTATATATATTATTACACGTTTTTTTTCACTTTTAATTTTATTTTTTACTCTAACTTACAGAAATTCAATCACTTGTGAGTGATCTACATTTTCAATTAATGTATCGACAGCTTGTCTTTTTAATTGTGAAATTCTCACATAAGAACTATCTCCGCTCATACCTAGTTTGGTTGCTATCTGTGAGGCTGTATGTTTTTTACAATCAAGTCCATAACTAAGTCTAAGAACTTCGTATTCTTTTTTGCTTAAGTTTGATTTTAATAGACTCATTAAGTATTTATTTAACATATCTATATTATATGGTTCGGATTCATCTGGTATTTGATATATCATATCTTCATTTTTAGGATTTGCATCAATACTTAAAAATATAGAATTGAAAAACATTTCTACCATTTTTTTATCTTTACCAAAGTTTTTACGTATTTCATTCATTTTATGTTCTGGTATACGTATATTACCTCTATTCATATCTATATGTCTTCTTATACTACCTTTTATTCTTTTTGATAAAAATGATTTTAAAGTTTTTTCCATATCTTCAGATTCTTTAAGTTTCTCATAATCTAATTTTTGAATTGCTTGAACCAATCCAATATGTCCAAAACCTATAAAATCCATTACATTCATCACACCACTAGCTTGTTGTGAAGTTGAAAATTTTCTAGCTATATTTTCTACTAATGGTAAAAATTTAATTGTCAATTCTTTTCTATTATAGTTATCTAAAGAAAGATCTGGCAATCTTTTTATAGCTTGTACTATATCGTTTTTATATCTAACATAATTTTGTATATTATAACTTTTCATTTTTTTAACAATTTATTGGTTTACTAATTTTAGGACTACCCGGTTTTGATATTTTAATCTTTTTAATTTCGTTTCCGTTAAATTTGTGCAAATTATTTTTACTTTTATATCTATATGTTTTTATTGTTCCATTTCTATAATAAATAGTAATTTTTCTTATATTATTATAATATTTATTATTTTTATAATTTTTATCAAATAAATGTAAATATAATAATTCACTTTTATCTATATTAATAGTTTTTTCTTTAATATATTTAGTTTCTGAAAATTCAAATATTTTTTTTGATTTGTTAATTTCTAATATTTTATTTCCAGATATCTCTATACGTACAGTGTCTATTTGTGAATAACAAGTTATTGTTAATAAACTAAATAATAATAATTTAATTGTTTTCATTTGTTTAATTTTTCGTTAATTCTTTCTCTAATTATTCTTATATCATTTGCTTTTACTTTATAATCATTCATTAATTCTTTCGGTACATTATCCCAAGCTCCGATATAGTTTTGTACATTAAATCCTCTTTTTATACATTCGTTATATAATTTTATATATCTATTTTTTAAATATAATAATTTATTATAAAAGAATTTAACATGTCCACTACCTAATTTAAATCTTTTAGGTATTCCATCCATATTATATTTACCTTTAGCAATACAATTTGGTATACGCTTTATTTCTCTATGTTCAGCTATTAAATGTTGATTAACTAATTCAGCTGGTGGTATTCCTGCGTTTATTCTAGTCATAATTGTTGGTTTAATAATTCCTTTTCTCGTTTTAATTCCGCACACATGTTTCTATGTATTGTTCTTATTGAGCAATTTAAATGAATTGCTAATCTTTTTATAGTTATTTTTCTATCACTATCATTTATAGATAACATCATATCGTATATATCACTTGATGTAATGCTTTTAGACCTACCTATTAATTGACCTACAATACGTAATTTTTCTTCTTTACACATTCGATTATTAGGTTTAAATATAACTTTTCTAAGTTTATTGTTAGGAGGTTTTTCTAAATCTAACATGCTAACTTCATACACTATTTTTCTTAATAATTCATTGTGTATGTTAAAGCTAATAAATCCATTATTTTTATCACATATTACCTCAGCTAACTTCATAAAGTCATCTTGGTCTAATTGTGGATTAAGATACCAGAGTACGAGCAGATGCCACTTAAGAGATTTATACGTAGTTATTTTAGCAGAAGATCTAAATAATTCATAACATTCATGAGTACCATTTAGATAAAACATATACACTTTATTTTCTTGATCTGGTACGTCTGTTATTGGTAATCTACGATATACGATACGACGATCGTTGAGATATTTTAAATTTCTATTGTGTGACATTAGCCTATTACTCTTTATTCTTAGGGGCTGTTGTCACAGTCCCCTGTGGTTTTAATGTGGTAAATATAATTCTTGTTTCATTATCATTACCATATTTAATTTCATTAAATTGTTTTATTCTTAATTTTAATCTTTTATTCATAGTCCTGATTTTTTCAAAAAATATTTATATACTTCTGGTATATGTTTTTTATAATAAGGTTGTTCTGATTTACACCATTTTTTAATTTCATCTCTTGATTTAAACGATTGATATTTATAAGTCACTTCTAAATCATCTATAAAATCTCCAACTGTCCAACCTTCCCATATATGTTTATCTCTATTCATAATTTCTAATACATTTAAATAACGGATGTCTATAACTACCCGCTTTTGTTCGTTCAAAATACGTGAACGTCGCTATTTTACCTACCCAAGTTTTCATTTCTTCAAAATTCTTTTGTAAATAATCAAATCTATCCATTACAGGCATACCAAATTCATTACCATCAGCATCGACAGCCATAAACTTGCCTATAGTACCTTTACGCTTACCTTTACCTTCAACCCAGTCGGTTATAGTAGCTTCAGTATCGGAGAAATCTTTAACTTTCATTAATGTCCAACTTCTTTTACATTCATAAGGCTCATTCTTTCTTAATATAGAACCTTCATAACCTAGTTCTAAAAACTCTTCGTGTTTAGCTTCAACTTCTTCAGTATTATGTACTAAATAAGAAAGAGTTGGCATAATTATATTTATATCAGAATCAAACTTACCAAATGCACCAAAATTTTCATTTATAAATAAGTTTCTATCTTCAAATGTCCAATCTTCATTTACTATATCGTAACAATGAAATTGTACCATTTTAGATGATTCTATACGGTCTTCTGTTGTTGGTTTTGTTTTTCTGACTAATGATATAATCTTTTCAAAATCGTCTTTTAAATCGTGATTATATAATTCACCGTCTAATATAACATTAGGATATTTTGTAAAGAAAGGTACTAATTCTTCTAATATATGGTCAATATTTTTCCACTCTTTACCTGTACGTGAATATGCTACAATACGAAAACCTAAATCGTCACCTTCGCGTTGTATTAAACATCTAACACCATCTAATTTTGGTTGAAGATATAATGGCCAATCACCATCTTTAATTCTACTGTAATCACCCACGTTTTGGGCTAACATTGCTTTCTTTCTCATCATAATTTTATTATATTATCTTTTTGTTATTGTATTTAATTTGTATCATCTAATTTCTTTTTAAGAATATCTATTTTCTTTTTTATTTTAGCACATTTTTCATATTCTTCTTTTTCTTGATAAATATTTAACTGTGTCATTAGGCTGGCTAACTCACCTAATAATTCTTCTTCAGTATTATTTTTTTTAGGTTTTTTACCTATTCCAGGAAAATACTTTTCCATATAATCAAGAGTGGAACTGGTATACCAACTAGCTCCTTGTTGAATATATTTAGTTAATAATTTATCTACAATTAAATCTGCTAATTTATTCATTTCTTTTTCTGTCATACTTTTTCTTCGTATTTAGTTAATAATTTTTCTGGTTTACCCACAAATATACAGTTGTTATCATAATCTAGTATACTTATCCATATATCTGCGTGATCTTTTACCCATATAAAATATTCGTAATCTTCCCAATCTTTTTCAACTGGTTTTTGTAAATATACATTACCTGGTCCATCTTTTAATAAACCTACTATTTGAGCTGTTAAACAACTCATACCATTAGCATATGGTCCTTGCATACCATGAGATATACCATTTACTATGTTATAACCATCTAATAAATTAGCTAATTTAACTCCTAAATATTCTGGATAACCATCATAATGATGATATATTTGAACGTGTATTTGATCCACACCTGGATGTTCGCTGAAAGATACTCCATCTTTTCTCTCAACAAAATTAATTAATGCTCTTGTTGCCATAATTTCTAATTTTTAATCTAATAATATCATATATGCCTTTGGGTTATACTTTCTAAACCAATCTAAACCTTTTCTAAGATCAGCTACATGTTGAGGAGTATTAAACATACCCATCTCAATAACTATTGAAGCACCCATAATAAAGTCATACACACTTAATTCTACGTTATTTAATTCATATTCTTCACCTGAAAATCTATTAGCTACTACATCGCCTTTTTCATAGATTACTCCGTTAAACCAATCAGGTATTGGTTGTTTATTTGTTTTTATATTCATAGTATAATTCTTTCATTGTTTCTATAATATGTCTACCAGTCGCGGTATGAAAACCATAATTGTGTGTGTGAAGTGCAGGTATAACTTGATTTTCACAAAGTAATTTAAATAAATCAAACGCTTTGTTGTGTTCAAATTTAATACAAGCTTCGTTAGCTGCATAAGCTAGCGCATCTGTATCATGTTTACATTCACCATATACAAACTCAAGATATAGTTTTATTCTCTCGCTATCTGTTAGTTTCATTCCTTCATCTGTTAATTTCATATTATTTTATTTTAAATTTGTTATTAATTTGACTCATTACATGTTCTATAAAACCATCGTCTTGTACATTTATAGATTCTAAATATACTTTACCATCGTATTCCATACCAAATTCAACATCACATTCATCTTGAGTTAAATAACCAAGAGCATCTTGAATACCTTCGATAATACAAGATTCTAATTTTTCATACATTTCTTTTGTCATTTCTGGTTTGTTTAAATCTTCTAATTCTTTTTGTTTAGCTTTTAAGTCCATATTTACTTGACCCATTTTCTCTTCGAGACCTTTTATTGTAGCCTCTAACAATTCTTTACTTTCATTCATTTTATTTAATTTTAATTTATTATTATTATCCAAATACATTTGTATTTAGTTTGTATTGTGGTAGGAGAGGAATCGAACCTCTCTGTATACGTGGAATCTCACCACCTTACTATCCATGTAACTACCAGACCAATTTTGTAGCTTGGAGAGGAATCGAACCTCTCAACTCGTCAGTTAGATTTTCAATTCGCTGCTATTACCAATTTTGGGAACGCGATTGAAAACCATCTCAAGCTTCCAGTATTAGTTAGTTAAAGAGTGCGACTCTAGGTTGGCAACATTAGGGTCTTTTCATCCCAAGTATTTCTGCTATCACCTCTATTCTAATACTTTTCGTGTGAGCCAAAGGCGTACTTAATCTTTGCACTTCCACGTGTATAGCATTTTATTCGTAGTAAACAAAATACATTTTAAACTTATTTGTCTCTTTCATTAACTTTCTCTCCTTTATTTTAGGTCCAGTTAACTGGCTTTTGTCCATGTATTTTGGGTTTTTACTATTTAACTTTCTCTTTTTCATCGTATTCTTTTAAATTTTTATTAAATATATTTCTTCTTATATGGCACTTTATTTGTGACGATATATACATTCCTATTGCTATTCCTAAGAAAACTATTATTACTACTAAAGGTATCATCATTATTACTTTTTCCATATTTCTTTGTGTTTATGTTTTCTTTTATATTTCTTTTTACTAACAAACACAGAAGAGCTAGGTGGTCTCACACCTTGATCGAGATCTACTCGCCTTTTAACTCCTCGTTTATGTTTGTTATTTAATTTCATTTTAACATTGTTCCATAACCTCTACGTCGAGTCAACTTAGCTATTATTGCAGCATCAGAAGCTGACATTATCTGTATAGAGTTACCAGTTTTGTGGTTAATAAGAGGTGCACATCCATACATTTCTGTAGTAGAGCACTTAACACACGTTTTAAAACCAAGTTTAACTCGTCCGTCAGGTATTATATTTTCACACTTACATTTCATATTGTTATTATCCATTAATAAATGTATTTAATTTGTAAAACGATTCTCTAAATATATCCAACCATCTTCATCAACTTCATTATTGTTGATTAATGTTTGTAATTTACCACATTTTACATAATCTTCACATTCTATAAAGTGTTGTATCATAGATTCTATATCAGATTTTTGTAAATCACCTGTATCTACGTCAACTGGTGGTAGAAAAAATACATTTTTAACTTTATGTTTATTTTGTATTTCAATAACCTCACCATATCCTTTACCTTCTATTAACATTAAGTAAGAAGATACCATTCCAACATGAATAAATTTCTCTGTTTGTTCTTGTTTTGTCATAATTTCTTGTTTTAAAAAGCGAAACAGTCTAGTATCATTATTACATTTTCTATTGTTGGTGAAATCTTTATTAATTTCCAATGTATTTTTTGAGTATAAGACATGATTTCTAGTTTTTACATTTATTTATATTTTAATTTAGTGGTAGGTGAGGACTCGAACCTCACTACTTTCAACTATTTGTATCTTACGTTTCTAGATTTCAACCGTTCTACCTATCGTGACACTCTTATTTGAGTGGAATTTTAGTTTTCTTCGTGTCGATAACACAAACCACTTTCATTTTTAGTTCTATTTTTACAAGATTTGTTCTTTTTAGTAATTCCTTTACATTTTTGTGACACTTTGTCATCTTTTACATACGTTTTGTCATGTAAATAGCACAATTCTGTCTTAGATTTAGTAATATTTTTACATTGAACACTATCTTTAGTGAGTCCATTACACTGGGTTTGACTCATTCCCATCATTGAAATACTTATCATTCCAATTATTAAACTTTTCTTTATCATAATTTTAAATTTTAATCTAAATTTGGTGTCATACCATTTTGTTTATCTATTTCTATACATTCTTTGATCGCTTTACCAAGTAAATCTACCTCACGTTTCACTTCGTTGTCCCATATTTCTTGAGCACTTTGTTCTAACTCTTTAATATCTTCTTCATCGAAGTGAGTATAATAACCTAAAT